ACCTGAGGGCCGCCCCCCGGAGACCCCCCTGACGTGGCGCAATCTGATCCACTCCATCATGTTATCTTGGAGGCTGTTTACCGGGTGACCGGATCCCCCCCTCCCTTTTTACCGGTTTCCCAGGTTACCCCCCTGCCCCCATACCAAATGACCAATATACCCTCGTCTTTATTAAAAGACGCGCCCACTCCGCAATTCTGACGTGGCTCGCTTGTGTCCCTTGGATTAAATTAGATGTGGTCCCATCCTTTAATTGTCAGATGAATTATTGAATTGCGGGCCTCTGTACACTTTAATTTGAAACTTGAATTATTGGTTTGCGTGCCTCTTTTTGACCAGTCAATAATATGTATGTGGTGTACAGAGGGTGTTACGTGGAGCAATAATGTGCTTATGTATTATTGATATAACTATTTTCTGTATATTGAACGTCTTATTTAAGTTCCCTCGTGATGTCCCATGTGTGTATGCCTAGTTTGAACATGTATTCTACAAAGAGTAGACGGGGATCGTCTGCATATCGGGGAACTTATTCTCGTAAACCTTTTATTAGACGTTCCTATGGTTCATCACGCACACATGCTAGACGTCGTGTTAGTAATCCTAACAGGTCAAGTGACGATAGCAAGATGTCACATTTTAGGATTCATGAAAATCAATATGGCCCAGAGTTTGTAATGCTTCATAACACGGCGATATCTACGTTTATTACGTATCCCACCCTTGGTAAGACTGAGCCTTGTCGTACTAGGTCATACATTAAACTGAGACGTTTGCGATATAAGGGAACTGTTAAGATTGAACGTGTTCACACGGATGTGAACATGAACGGGTTAATCCCCAAGATTGAAGGTGTGTTTTCCTTGGTGGTTGTTGTTGATCGCAAACCTCATCTTAGCCCATCTGGGAGCCTGTATACATTTGATGAGCTATTTGGTGCAAGGATCCATAGCCATGGTAACTTGGCCATTACTTCAGCTCTGAGAGATCGGTTTTACATACGTCATGTCCTGAAACGTGTATTATCTGTTGAGAAGGATACGACCATGATTGATCTCGAAGCAACCACATTATTGTCCACCAGGCGTTACAACTGTTGGGCTACTTTTAATGACCTTGATCGAGAATCATGTAATGGTGTTTATGCAAACATTAGCAAGAACGCCTTATTGGTTTATTATTGTTGGATGTCTGATACTGTGTCTAAGGCATCTACTTTTGTATCATTTGATCTGGATTACGTTGGATAAGCAACAATAATAATATGTGTTAACACTGTAATGCATTTGAGACAATTATTCGATAATTGTTTATTTCAATGACTTTGGTTCTGATGGTGTACAATTTGTGTTAATACATTCATGTACGGTAGACCTAACAATCTCGTTCAATTCCGCTAACGAAATTGAAATGTTGGAGCGTGTTCTCTCTGCTCCTGTAACCGATGCTGACTCCCCTGGATCTAATACTGTTGAACCTAGTCTGTGTAAATGTCTATATGGGTGGATCTCGTTTTGTAGCTGCGAGTCCCCTGATGAGTTCGTGAGCCCAATAGTGCTTCTAGAAGCCCATGATTCTCCAGGCTTTATTTCTATTGGGACTTGCAGCCCAAATCTTGACGTCGAAGCTGTTCTTATGAGCTTCCGCTCCCAAGCTCCGTATCCAACGTGTGAGAAATCTATATCCTTTTCTGTGAACTGCTTCGACAGTATCTTCACAGTTGGTGCCCTAAACGGAATATCTACAGAGTGTTTAGCTGTTGACAGTTTCAGCTTTCCTTTGAACTTGGCGAAATGCGTCCTTTGATGAACGTTCGTGTCCATCACTCTGTAGTATAACTTCCATGGAATTGGATCTTTTAGGGAGAAGAACGACGACGAGAAGTAGTGTAGGTCTATGTTGCATCTGATTGGGAAGGTCCAAGATGCCTGTAGAGATTCATTGTCCGTCATCCTCTTGTCGTGAATCTCCATTATGACTGAGCCTGTGGCGTTAATTGGCACTTGCTGCCTGTATTCGATGACGCAATGATCTATCTTCATACAGCTCCGACTCAGTTTAGCACTAATTTGCGACGCCGTTGAAGGAAATTGCAGAACAATTTCTGTTAGGTCATGCGATAGCTGGTATTCATCACGCTGAGATTCAACATAATTAAAAGCGCTTGGAGGAGCAACCAACTGAGAACTCATATTAAATATCCTGGCCGCGCAGCGGAATTGTTTAGCTGATTTGAACAGGCGAAGCAAATAGGAATCGTTGTTTATGTGATGAAGCAATAGCCAAGATGAAGAAGAAACCTGGGCTGATATTTTGCAGATGCTATGAATCTGATGAAGATGCGAATGGAATATGAGCGTAGAGGATAGAGGTCGATATATGAAGATAATTCTGGGTTGAGTATTTGCTGTGCTACCTGTTTATGTGAATTTTGTTCTTGAAAAATTCAAGAGATGATGATGAATATAAAGGAAACCCAGATGGTGTCTCTAGATGAGCGTCTCCAATTCCCCCCCTTGAAACTGGGCGTATTATATTGGAGATTGGGGACAATATATACTAGAAGATATATGGTTAGTATGTGGTCCCTACACTACCGGATGACCTAGAGCGGCCCTCAGTATACTAATATT